TTGGGCAAACTGTTAGGCAACGGTCATATGAATGAGAAATGTCATAAGGAAATGGAGAAGCTCATCAAGAAGCACGAGGAGAAATACCATAAGGGTCAATTGAAGGGTGGCTTCTGGGGTGCGTTGGCTTCCGTCGGTCTTCCGCTCTTGGCGAAGATGGTGGGATTGGGACACTGCTCACAGAAGGGACACGATGATATGATGAAGATGATGAAGCGATGCGAGAAAAAGGAAACCACGGCAATGAAGAAGGAGATGAAAGGAGCGGGTGCGATGTCCCGATGCGTCGGTGCGGGTAAGGCAAAATTAGCCGTGATGCCCGAGATGGAGGGCAAGGGATTCCTTTCTAACTTGGGCATTCCGATTGTCAGTGATGTAGCGGGTATGTTTGGTCTGGGCAAGGAGAAGAAGGCAAAACGTGCCGTTAGTGAATCGGATGGACGACGCAAACGTGCTGAAGTTGTACGTAAGGTGATGTCCGAAAAGGGGATGTCAATGATTCAAGCGTCAAAATACGTTAAAGAACACGGTTTATACAAGAAGTAAAGCCGTTCAAAATATCCACAATTGATATTAGACATTTTGGTTGGAATTAAAATGTCTAATATGAATATAAGATGAGTTCATTTGGTACGAAGAAGCCCGGAGCGGATTTAGCCGTTCAAATGACATTTCCCCACGTGTTTTCCGAGGAGGTTTCACCGGGTGCGATGGGATATTATCCCGAAGCCTCTGGACGTAATGAGGTCATTTACCCCTCCCACGACCTTCAAGGCATTTGGCACCAACAAAAAATGGAGGATGCTCACCGACGAGCGCTTCACGCCGTGCGTGATACGGCAATGTCCAAAGCACGATGGCTTCACTCTCACGCTGGGTACTTCAATATGCCCCGACCCGTGTTGAGTCAGCGTCAGTATGCGAATCCTTCTAACGGCAATCAAGCCGACATCTACAACAATCGTAATGTGTCCTTCAATATGCCTCCCTCTGTGTGGAGTGAATACCGACCCGAGGGATTGCGTGGTGGTGTTCTTTATACGGCAGAAGCTCAAAAATGGGGTCGTCAGAAACTCCGTGAGCGTATTGCTCAATTTGATGCGATTAAGGCAAACAAGGAGGGTTTTGTGGAGGGATTGCCCGTTCAAGAAACCACTACGGGTGAATTGCCCGAGGAATTGGGTTCTAAGGTGAAACTGGAAATCGTACAGACGTTGCGTAATATCTTCTCCGCCGTTCAAGCGGGTAAAGCCGATTCCTTTGCGTATGGCGATTTGCTCAAGTTTATGCGTCTTTTGTTCCGTTGGGCTTCTACTGCCGATAAGGACGATTTGGAAGAAGTGCTGGAGTATTCCGAAGAGATTGAAACGCAGTTGCTCGGCATAGAGCAAGAGGCTGAGCGTGAAGGTCTGGAGGACGGAGAGGTCTGGGCGAAGAAGATTGGAAGTAATTTTAATGTGATGCTTCAAGACTTTCAGAAAATCCGTGAGTATCTGACGAAGATGATTGGAGCCGTGAATCGGTCGCCCAAAGAACGCAAGACTCTCTCCGCTACACTGGTGAAGAGTATCGGATTTACTAATCTGGGTAAGGAGAGCCGATTGACGGCAGAACAGAAGGCTTCCCGTAATGCGAACATCTTACGTGCGGAAGCCATCCGTGATAGAGCCGACCCTCCCATTCCATATGATGATGTGGAATCCTTTTCCGCACCTTCTTCTTGGAGTTCCTATCAACCCCGCAGTCGTCCCGAATCGGAAATCTATCGTGCGATGCGTCAGCACGTGGAAGAGGCTGACCGTGAGTACCGAAACGCACGATTTGACCCGAGTGTCCGTGAGCGTATGGGACGTAATAACGGAACCTTCTTTGGTGAAGAGGCTGAAATTGCGGAACCTTCTCTGCGTAATCCCTTCCGCAGTGGCGATGGTGAGGCTCAAGCTCAAGGATTGGAAGAGGCTCACGATTCGGATGCGGAGGATGAAGCCATTTTAGCACGTTCTGTCGCTCCCGTCGTGCCGAAACGACGTAAGCCTACTGTTGCTCGTCCTCCCATCATCATAGAACCCTCACCTTCTGAAGCAGAAGCTACGGCGGCTGCCGCTGCCGAAGCTCCAGAAGAAGACCTACGAGCCAGATTGGCGGAACCCGATGAAGCTCAAGCACGACGTGCCCGAGTTCAAGAATCATACGCACAACGTCAAGCACGGATTGCCGAAGCACGTGTTAAAGTACGAAACGGAACGGCTCGTCCCGAAGATGTAAGGGGTTTTGGTCGTGAAGCGTTCCCTTATGATACGGACGTTATTAGACGATTGGCTCAGAATTGGAAGGATGCGGGTTTGGGAACTTACGTACCCAGAGAAGGTACTACCCGAGGGAGTGCGTTGAACCATTTGTTTAAGGTCTATCATCTCTAAAAGGTGGAAACGTGTTGATTCTGACCGCATCAATGACGGGTTATGACGGGTATGGGTTTTTAGCCCAAAAAACCCGTCATATTTTTTTTTGCGGTTTTTAACGTTCTTAACGAGTCAAACCGAAAAGTGAAAATCCATTATGACGGGTATGACGGGTTTGACCCCTAAAAAAAAGATATTGGGAGAAAAAGAAAAAAAAATCCGTTTTTTTTTCTGGCATCGTCCAAAAATTATTTTGATGTCCAAACCCGTCATACCCGTCATACCCTCTGGGGGGCTTAAAGAAGGCTGGGGTGGAAACCGCTATTATTTTACCTTATCTACTTTGTAGAATGAACGCCAAAGAAGAGAGGGAACGACTTGCCCTTTTTAAGAAGGAGAAACCCGTCATCAGTAAGGCGCAACTAAAACGCATCGTCGGCGTTAAGAACGTGGATACTACGGGTTGCTACTGGTTTGACTGCTGGATAGACCAACTGGTGCGAGAACGCTCCTACCCCCCACAACTCAAGAGTGATGATTTCTACTCCCTCTTGGGTCGCTACTTTGATGGAAGGGTCATACTGGACATCTTAGAACGAGCAAGAGAGGATTACCGCCGAGCCTTTCCCTTGTGCGAACCCGTGGAAGACGTAGGGGACTTATCGTGGTTGGTAGAGGCACTTAAAGCCGACCCCGCCGTTGTTGCGTTCTTGCCGACAAATTATCTGATGTAAATAGTATGTCGTCCGAAGTAGCCATCACTACTACCATTTCTTGGAACAAGCGTTTAGAACAATATTTTGCGGATACGGGTGAGAAAGCCCATTGTTTAGCGTGGATTCATCGCAAAGCAGAGGAAATGTACTCTTCAAGGAGTGTATGGATTGATTTGCCCGTTATTATCTTAGGAACCGTCAATGGGGCGATTAGTGTCGGTTCCACCTCCCTCTTTGGAGGAAGCCCCTTTGCTCCCGTTGCCGTGGGAGTCGTGTCCTTAATCACGGCGATTCTTAGCACCATCGGGTCATACTTTGCGTGGAATCGCAGAGCCGAAGGGCATCGCATCTCTACGCTTTCTTATGCGAAACTATATCGCTTCTTAGCCATAGAAATGGCGTTGCCCCGTAATGAACGTATGACCCCGAATGACCTATTAAAGTATGTCAAGACGGAGTATGACCGCTTAAGTGAAATCAGTCCCTTGATTCCGCCTCGTATCATAAGGGACTTCAAAGATAAGTTCTCAAACGAGAAATATGCGGAGATTTCTAAGCCCGAGGATGCGAATGGACTCCATCCTATCCAAATCTTTCAAAGAGAGGATGCGGAAACCCCTCACTTAGCCGAGATAGTGAAAACTCCCGTCTTAGTGGCGAAAGATGCCGTGTTAATGCCGAATGAACTCTTCTTAGATAAGCCAATTTAGGAGAAATCTCCATTGTTTCCCAAAATCCACCATCCACTGACTGCTAAGTTGGCAACAAGATAAATCGCATTGCCTTTGTCGGTAATGACACAAGTATGATACTGGTCGTTGCCTCCTTGCTGAAACATAGGGGCGGTGGAAGTGAATGCTACATTATTGTTCTCTTGATATTTAATCACATTGTATGGCGACCCTCCATTGCTATTGATATAGATACTATTGCTATTGAAATACGCTATGCTGGAAATCACCACGGCAGTAGGAAAGGCATTCAGTAATGCTCCATCTTTGTAAGCATAATTGTTTCCACCAAAGTTAGTCGCTGGGGCATAGTCTTGGAAACTTTGGACGGGATTGGATTGCTGAATGGGTGCTACAACAAAGGTGTTATTGCTATTGTATGTGTTAATGTATGCGTAGTAATTGCTTATTGTTTCACCACTATCATCACACGGCAAACCCGTGAAATTACCTCCAAAATACACATAGGGAAGATTATTGGGGTCTGTTTTTATCGCAAGAACCGAAGCGGTAGGAAGACCACCCGTTGGATTAACGGGTTGAGATGCTCCGTCGTCTTGGCGAATGATAAACAGATATGAACTGGAAGAAGGCGTGTTAGAAGTAAATTGACCGCCAATGACCCAAATATAGACCCCACTGCCGTTAGAGTAAGTAGTAGAAATGGCGAACACAATGTCATTTGTAGTGATTTGACTCGCAAAGGTATTGTCATAAGTGATAGAAGCAATCCCGCTCGTTTGGTAGAAACAGATATTCTGTGGAGGAGTGGAGAATCCACCACTGCCCGAGTTGGTGAATTGACCGCCAACCATCATACCCGCAGTATTATACATTGACCCACCATACAGAGCATACACAGCGTTATTCAGACCTTCTGACCCCGTGTTTGTATCTACAACGGTATAGATGTTGTCCGAAGAGTCTATTTGAAATATGTTATTTGCCGTGTTTCCATTGACAGTAGTGAATGAACCGCCCACCCATAGGCAACTGGTGTTTTGGTTGAATGCGATACAATAGGCAGTTCCAGAAACACTAAATGTAGCAACAGTCGCACCCGTTGAATCATATTTATACACCGCACCCGTACCTCCCACATACAAGTAGCCGTTCCACTGAATAGAACAATACATTGAAGCGACGGGTGGTGAGATGGCGAAGGAAGTGTAATAAGAAGAGGATGGGACTCCCGCATTGATACAAAAGGCGATTTCACTGGGAAAGGAGGGTGGAGCAATGGCGACCGAGCCCAAGGCTTGGGGTGTTGTATTTTCATACTGAAGTTGAAAGGGGCACTTCTGACCGTAATACGCTTGGGGATTTGCCGTTAGACCCGTAAGAGCAGTATTGACATTGACAACGGGGATATTTGCCGTTCCCGTGAGATTGATGTTTGTCCCCGCCGTGATGGAATTAACGATAGAAGAGGAAGCAATGGCTTGTTTAACAAAACTGGTAGTGGCGACTTGTTCGTCTGATGCTGAGGTGGCGACAGTGGGGGCTTGAACGGTGTAGCCCGTTCCCGCCGTTCCGAGTATAACGCCCGAACTGCCTACCAGAATCTGAGAGGTCAAATCCGTTGTAATGACTTTGAACTCTTGACCGCCACCGAGAACAAAGGAGGGATTGCCCGTTGCGTTGCCCGAGAAGGAATAGTTTGCCGTGCTGACATTTCCAGTAAGGGCGGTGAGTGTTCCCGAGATGGTGGGATTGGAGGACGTTCCACCGATAGTAATATTAGAATTACCCGCACTAATTGACGATACACCACTACCACCGGGTGTAAGAAGTTTCCATATAGATGTCGTGGGTTGGGGTGATACATCGGTATTAATTGCTGTGGCTTCATACGCAAATCCCGCATAATCTACTACATTACCTACTACATACGTAGTTGTTGGATTCCACTGTGCGTATGACATCTTATCTGCTATAACAATACAAAAAATAATGTAGTCAAATAGATGGCGGAAGGAGGTATTAAGCAAGTAAGACAGTACCCGTTGGGAGATGACGACATACGTAAGATGTTGGGGAATGACATTAAGATATGGAATTACCCTCAGTTAAAGACACTACAGAACATAGATGAGATGTTTGATAAGAAGGGTAGGGCGATTCTTCTGTTCCCTAATGTGAGTCCTACGTCGGGTCATTGGACGTGCCTTATTAACCGTCCAAATAAGATAGAGTTCTTTGATTCATACGGGGATGCTCCGGACACCGCCCAAAAGGATGGTATGACAAGAAGCCGTTTAGAAATGCTTGATATTGAGCGACCCGATTTGACCCGCTTACTACGAGCGAGTGGGAAGCCCGTATTCTACAACAACAAGCAGTTTCAGAAGGAGTCTAATAATGTGGCGACGTGTGGTCGGCATTGTGTGGTACGGCTACTCTATGCCCCCTACACCCTTGACCGATATAACAAGATTATAGAGTCCAGTGGATTGACTCCCGACGATTTTGTATCGGGCATTACCTTTGATAAACTGCGAAAATAATATGTGCTATTGGTATAGAAGATGGCTTACAATCGTGGTACATTTGAGTCTGTTGGTGGTGTTCAATATCAGCCCGACTACTTGTATTATAATTGCGATATTATCAACAACAATACGCAAGATTTGGGTGCGTCTTATACGATTAGTAATTTGACCGCCACGGCTGACCCGCAGATACGGTTCAACGAAACTCGTGATACGGCGCTCCTTAAGGATGCGTCGCAATATGAGTTCTCCATTGTGCGTTTCACGATGAACGGAGCTAATCGTGATTTGCCTCTTTTTATTCCGAACATAGCAGTAGGGCAAGACAATGTCAATCTGACCACCTACGCAATCGCCCTCACGTATCAGCAGTCGTGGAACACGAATCTCGGAACAACGGCGTTTAACATCGCCCCCAACCCTACTTACCTTACGTACGTTCCCGAAACTCAAAACCCCATTCTCGCACCTACTCCACGCACCCCGTATGTATCTCAAGACCTCAGCAGTCGCTACTACTGGGTACTCACGTATCAACACTGGGTCAATCTCGTCAATGCGACCATTCTACAAGCCCATCAGACACTCTACACTCAATTTCAATCCCAATGGAACTCCACGGTCGGTTTGACTGACCCATTTCCGTATTCAACGTTTGACTCGTTTCAAGCCATCGTCCAAACTCCTCAAGTCGTGTATAATCCTTCCACGCAACGCTTTACTGTTTATGCGGACTCGGATGGCTTTGGGCAACGTCTGACTACTTTCACGGAGATTCCCTATGTGGTGGGAACGGCTGGTGTGAAGACCCCGCCCTCCTTGCGATTCTTTATGAATACAAATATGGGTGGTATGTTTGCGAACTTTGCCACGATTTACTGGAATACTCCGATTGTGCTTAACAGTCTGGGCATCACCTATGACGGCAATACCTATTTGGCATTCCCCGTGGGTGTCCCCGAGGGCTACGTATATGAAATGACGTTTAGCAACAAGTTTTATAGCAATGTGGCGGATTATCGCCTTCCTCCTCAGTCTGGAACGCCTCCATTGGGCTATGTCCCGCTACTGGCTCAGAAAGTCTATTGGTTAAACGAGCAAGATTATAAGAGTGTGGATTCCTTGTGGTCGCCTATCTCTTCTATTGTCTTTACGACAACGCTCCTTCCCATCAAAACAGAGTCCGCATCTGCTCCTAACATTCTGGGACAAGGCAATTTGGGCAACTCCGCACCGACTACGGCATCCGCATTTGACCCCATCATTACGGATATTGCCTTAGACCAACAACCGGGCGGAGCCGACCTCTACCGTCAGTTCATCTACTATGCTCCCACCGCAGAGTATCGTATTTCTGCTCTCGCCCCTTCTAAACAAGAACTCCGCAACGTGGATATTCAAGTCTATTGGAAGAACCGTCTGGATTCTCAGTTGTACCCATTGAATATGTATAACTTGTCGTCCGTCAGCATCAAGATTATGTTCCGACATAAGGGACTGGTGTCTGGGAAACAAGCCCATCATATCTAATTCCGGTCTTTGATGACGGGTATGACGGGTTTGACCCCTAAAAAAAAGATATTGGGAGATTCCTAACACAATTCCCTTTTTTCATCCCGACATTGTCCAAAAATTATTTTAGGGTCTAAACCCGTCATACCCGTCATCTCCTCTCCCGACTCCCGATACGATTTTTTAGAACGGCATTTTCTAAAAAGTGGTATGAACTCTACGGGGGGTGAATCCACCCGTTTTTTTATTTCTGTGGCCTCAGTATAAGAATGAGTGCCGACATTGAGAAACTTGCCGTTCTGGATTCACGCATTGTCCAATCCCGCCCCAAGTTTGCCGTGGAGAAGGGTGCGTTGTCCCTCACCAATGCTCCTTTCAACGCCATTGCCGCTACGGCTTCTCAGCACACTTACAACGTGTATGTCCCAAGTGAAAACGTTTTTGTGGATAGAAAGGTTCTGTGGTCAAGCACTTGCTATATGACCTCCACTCTTACCTTGTCGTCCCTCCCCACCAACGGCGATTCCCTCATCGTCCCGGGTCGTGATTTTGCCCTTGCGATGCTCCCTTTGAACTCTCTATGCTCTACCATTAGCGCCACCATCAACGACACAACTTCTGTAATCAACTCCCAAGATGTAATGTACCCCATTCTGCGTTTGGCGGATAAGAAGAAGAACCGCCTCGTTCGTACGGCTGCGACTCAGATGGACAAGTTCGCCAATTACAATGATGCCTACGGATGCCTCGGCAATCCTCTCCAAGCCTACGACGGCACCGTGATGTATGACAACGTCAATAACGGTTCATTGCCTCAGCTCGTCTTTACTGACTCCACGGGCACTCCGCTTGGCACCGCCTCTCCCGCCTTTGTGGGAGCCACCTATGCGTGTGTCAATGGTATTCCGACCTTTCAGTCTGCCGTGAATAACGGTCTGGTTCATACCATTTACTTCCGCTGGGCTTCTACCGAGCCGATTGTGTTGTCGCCCTTCGTCTTCTCGGATGAGTATGAATGGGATACGGGTCTGTTCGGTCTGAACAACATTCAATTGATTATGAACCTCCAGTCAAGCCCCAGCCGTGTCATTCGTCAGTGCGCTCGTGCGGGTCGTGTTCTGTCGGGTGTCGCCTACAACACCAACGTGCTGGGCGGAAACGTTTTTCAGAACTCTAAATTGAACGTACAGTTCCTTACCCCATCATTGGATGTTCCTCTACCACCAAAATCTTGTGTGCCGTATATGGAATTTCCACGCTACATAACTCAGTATCAGAACGGTACAATTGCTCCGGGTGCGACGGGACAAATCATCTCGCAGACCATTACTCTCCCCGCCATTCCCGATTTGCTGATTGTCTTCGCCAAGCCATCCTCCTACGGTGTCAATGATGGCGATTGGTATTTCCCATTGGCTACATCACAAGATAATGTAGCACAGCCACTAAGTGTCAATTTTGATAACTTCTCCGGGCTTTTGAGCAGTATGAGCACTGAGCAGTTGTATCAGATGTCCGTGAAGAACGGCTTAGAAATGGATTGGAGCAACTTCATCGGTCAAGCCCACTCCTCGGCTGGTTCTTACCCCGCCATTGGTGCCTATGCCGCTCGTCAGCAAGGTCAGACCATTCCTCTGGTTGGTTCAGTGCTGGTACTCAAGCCATCGCAAGACATTACCCTTCAGTCCGGTCAAGCCCCCTCGCTCGTCGGCAACTTCACCCTCCAGTTTAACATCACTGTTAAGAATACATCAGATGTCGCTCAAACTCCTCAGTTGTATGTCATTACCGCAAACTCGGGCTTCTTTGAGTCCATTCGTGGTTCGTCCCGCATCATTAAGGGCGTTCTGTCCGAGCAAGACATCATCTCTGCTCCTCTTGCCCCAATGGGTGTTCGCTCCGAGCTTGACCGTATGGTCGGTGGCTTCTCGTTCTCGGCTCTCGGCAACATCTTGTCTAAGGCAAAGGACATCTATTCCAGCACCAAGCCTCTCGTTTCGGCCGTTAAGGGTCTGCTCCCAGAGTCGGGCTTCCTCGGTAAGGTGAAGTCGGGTTTGGATACAGTGGGCTACGGCACGGGCGGTGGTACGGGCGGTAAGAAGTCGTTGGCTTCCCGTTTGATGTAAAGGATTCAGAGAATCCGAACCCTTTAAAGGGATAAATCAAAAAAAATAAAATATCGCCACATAGTATAAGATGTCGTCAGCGTTTATTCTATCTGGAGCCCCCGCATCTCCGATTCTATTGCGCTCCGGTCAAGCTACTATTCCTCAGAACCTTCAGTTAATCGCAGTCGTAGATGCGAGTATCACTGCTTCTTCGGTTGTAGTCGCCTCCGCAGTTTCTGACAACGGCGTTGTCCCAGCCACACAGTCCGTCGCAGTGTGCCTCCAAGCTGGTGTAGGTTTTACCATTCGTTCTTCGGCAGTCGCTACTAACCCGGGCTCGGGTCTTGTCTGTCAGTGGGCAGTTCTCAAATACTAAGCGTATGTATATCCTTCCTTGTTATATCAATATAGAACAGAAGATGTCCTATCTTGATGTAGTTGCTACAATCAAAGGTTGTATTCATTATCCCACGATTACCCTTACGGGTTCTGCCGAGTCCTCTACCATAGAATTGATATGGCCAATGAGTTCGCAGAGTAGGGGTCTTTCGCCCAATCGCCCTTTATCTTTGTCGCTCGTTTGCGGTAGTTGTCCCTATGTTGTTCCTTCTTCGGGTCGTGAATCAGAGAGTACAAAAGGTAATCTCCTAATCCTACCGCACCAAAGCGTATGATTTTACCATCCACATTAGGAATCTGAAACTTATGTTTCTCATCAGTGCTGAAACTTAACATATTATCGGCGAGTCCTTGTTCGTGAGCCTTCTTCTTCGCTACGGCAAGATAGTCCATTGGATTCACTCTCCATTCGTGTAATTGCTTTAATAACCGAGGCATTGGTTTAGAAACCCCTTGCCCGTGTTGAGCCACGTCTGCTATGCCTCCCAAATCCGTTAAAGCACGAGCGATTCTACTTGTCCAAGACGGGACTTCTTCTACTAATGTATCAATGGGTTGTTTCACAAAGGAATAGATTTGCGGATTCCCTAATCCGCTTCCCGTTAGAAGACCCATTACAAAGTCTTGACAATTACAACGGAAGGCATCATAATACAGAAACTTATCACCCATCACACGCTTCGCACCGTCAATCAAATCGTTCATTGTAAGGGGGCGATGAAAGGGAACGGGCATTGTTTCCGAGTCCTTATTCAAAGGAGAGGCATTATGAATCTCAATGACGGCATTTTTTTCAATGGTGAATCGGTGTTGAGTGGTGGGACTGACGGCGACAACGCATTCTAATTGGAGATGGAAGAACTTGTCATACGAGTATTTCTTACGCAAGTCGTCCCATTTACCAAGCGAGATGACATTGAGGGCGGTATTAAGTCCCGATTGGATGGGTTCTCTACGCACAAAGAGTTCAATAATTGGCTTATTCCCATCATCAGCCAAGACCCGACGCACCATAGGAGATAGATTTTTACGAGGAGCAGTACCAGACACCACATTACTAATAGAGGATACGACATTTGATACGTTGTTTTTTACCACGTGAAAGGCAGTTCGGGCGGAGTTCCATAGGTCGCCAAAGAATCCACTTCCTTTCATTACGGGTTCAGAGCCGTAGTCTTCTTTTGCCCGTGTAAGAATCGCTTTGACGAGTTTGGAGGGGATGGAATAGCGTTGTTCAATGGTGGGTAGGTTGGTGAGGTTTGCTATGACACCCTTGCGATTGACCTTTTCCGTATGCGGTCGGAGGTTCATAGGGAAGTTGCTCCAGAAATCCGTGGGTTTGTGTTTGAAATCGCCATAGAGGCTATAGAGTGTTGTTTCACGGTTCGGCAGTTTCTTGATTTCCGCATCGTGTCGCATCATTCCACGGGGATTCTCAATCGTGTAGAGGAGTTTCGGATTCTTAGATTGAAAGTACTTGATGATTTCAATGGTTTTATGTAGAATGGCGGTGCCTTCTTTCGCACGGTCAGAGGTAGGGACGGCGGTTTTGGTGTTTCGTTCTTTGAATCGGTAGGCAATGACGCTAAACGTATTACAAGGAGGGGATGCCCAGATGTAGTCGGGTACAAACTTGTTTTCTTCTGCCCACTTCTTGTAATCCCAATGGAGTATATTCGCTTCAATGTCGGGAGTGTATTTTGATTCTAAATCCAGCGACACTACGTTAAAACCGAGTCGCTTCGCTACTTTTCCAATAGAGCCAGTGCCTTTAAAGAACTCAAACATATTCAGATGCTTTGGGTCGGGTGCGATTTTGCCCGAGCCGTGTAAGACGGATAGTTTCATTCCTTTAGGGATGCCTTCTCCCACAAATAAGTTCCTATCCAATCCCGCTTCATCTTCCAGTTTGTTCTTGCCTCGGATTCCCGCATAGCCCAACGCACCCGCCCACGGGTTCGCCGTCCAATTATCACGGATGTTTTGTAGGAACTTCTCATCGGATTCACGTATCATTCTATCTAAGTCTTCTTTGGAGGTCTTGCCTTCTTTGCGTAGTTTGGCGAGGCGTGAGTATTCCAAATCGTGGGCTAATGCTCCTTCGTCAATGATGTCTGTGGGTGGATGGGTGCGGAGGTATTCATCATCTAAACGGTTGAATGCTCCCGTGTAATTCGTTCCCGTGAGGGTCGCCATTCCTCTGTCCTTCCAATCCCGTTTAATCATATCTACTTTATCGCCTACTGCGTTCCATACATCTCCAAAGAAGCCACCACCTTCTTGAGGCAAATGGACATATAAGGCTCTCATTTGGGCTTTCGCACGTTCTAACGGCATCGGGTCTTTGCTATGCTTCTTACCCGTATCCTTGGTGATGACCCAATACAAGTCTTTTCCACGAGCCTTTCGTAGTTTATACGGCATTATCTACTCAGAATGCGATTTTAAATCCGACCGGAAATTATGATGGGTATGACGGGTTTGGGCATCAAAATAATATTTTGGACGATTCCAGATAAAAAAACGGTTTTCATTTCCGATTCTCCCAATATTTTTATTTTAGGGGTCAAACCCGTCATACCCGTCATCAAAGATGACGTTATGAAACCGAGGGGTCATACCCGTCATAATGGATTCCCGTCTAAAAAAGAATCGTCCGCAGAGTAGAATGGAACACGTCCTTAGAACCTTATTGCGACTCCTTAGTCATCCATCCATTGTAGAACGTAGGGAATTAAGCGTGAAGATTTCAAATCTGATGACGGATTTACAATCAGTCATCGCATATGAGAAAGCCAAAACCTCCCGTCCGACCAGTCCGTGCCCTTGTGGGTGCGACTCAAGAAACATAGTATATGATTGTTAGGTGAGAGTCGCAAATGTGCCCACAATGTCATAACTCAGAGATAGAGCAGTAATCGTTGTTGTGGTTGCTGGAATTGTATTGACATAAGAAGCAATATTGATGTATATCTTATTGCTCGTTAGACCGCCAGTGGGAGTCCAATTCCATACCACATTATTCAGTGTATTCGTAGTGGTGCTACTGGGGTTTGCCGTGGAAACGGAGAAATCCATCGCACCTTCTAAGATACTCCAATCACCATTCAGAGTATTGCTGGGGTAGATAAGGAAGTTCTGAGCGACTCCAGATGTGGTAGAAGCAGTTGTAGTAAGTTGCCCTATGTAGAAAGTGAAGTTATTACAACCCGTGTAAGCAGATGGAAGGGTAATGGTGAATACGGTCTGGGGATTGGCGGGGGTGGTATTGTTTAATACATATCCCGTGCTGGGTGGGTCTGGGATAGTATAACTTAGCGTCTGGCGTGTTGTATTTCGCACGGGGTTAGTAGAAGTAGAAGACGCACTAATAATAGGGGCGTTAGACGTTCCCGTAATCACCACGTTAGAACCCGCCGTAAGCGACCTCACCCCCGTATTAGTAATAGTAATCGCAGAAGAACCCGATACGCCAATTCCAGCCCCACCAATGATGGAACTAATCGTACCACTGCTTCCTTGATTTGCCCACCACGTAGGAGAGGAGTTAGGAGCGTGATTAATGTTCGCACCTTGAAGACTTACATATACATTACCTTCATACGCTACAATATCGTCAATGATGTAGGTAGTAGAAGGATTCCATTGAGCGTAGCCGGACATATCTACCTTTATCTACATAAAATTATTGTTGATGTAATAGTTCAGCGTTCTTTTGCGACACCATATACTGAGGAAAACCCTTGCTATACGCCAACCAACGACTGCCTAATTTGCGTTGCCTCTTGAGGTCTTCTTCATCTACACCAATGTAATTCTTCAGCAAATAGCGGAGGGCGTGATAGGAGGTGCTGAGCGGATACACTACAACATTAGTGGCTTCATTAAGAAGCAGACGGGTCTTCTTGTAGTTGGTGAGGTAGTGCGAAAGGCAGAGCATAGTCGTATTGGTGTGGCGACCCATAATGGCCAAATCATCTACAATTTTGGTAATGACCTTCTCGGCTTGACCCGTTAGAGTGTCATAATCATCAAAGATGACCATACAATCCTTGAACTCGTCCAAATCGGGATAGTCATCAATAAAGGATTGAATATTGACACGCTTCAAAAACTTCAATGCGTCTAAGGTAGAATCTTCGTTGAGTTTAGAAACAAGGTAGATGCCTCGGTCTGGATTAATTTTATGGTAGTAATGAGCCAATTGCTTCGCAATGTATGACTTACCACTCCCACTCTGACCCGCAATGTACCATACTTCACGTTTCGTCGGGTCGCAAGAGGGGAGTAATTCAAACTGACCTTCATCATCTAACTCCACGCTCTTATCGCAAGAAGCGTCCTTCATCATCTTCTCATAGACTCCCTTGAGTTCCTCGTCTTCCTTAAGGTCAGCCACGGCAACGCCTTTATGGTAGGCTTCTTCTAATCGGACAAATGCCTTGGTGCGTTCGGCGGGTTTGAGGTGAGCCATTGCTTTGGCGTAATGAGAACGGTTAAACGTCTTCATCTTATCGGCGGGTTTGGAACCGGAAGAAGCGTCCATATGGAGGTAAAGAACTTCGCCGTCCTTAGAGCCTCCTTTGACACGGGCGATGGGCTTGTCGGCTTTGTCCTTCTTCTCAAAGGATAGGTAGGGCATTCTGATTCAGACGGAGGGAATAATTTTACGGAATATACCAAATAGATGGTGGATGCGGTAAAATAATAGCAACATCCACCACGGGTTGAAACGGGTTAAACCCACCCGCATCCACCGTGATGACGCAAGTGAGCCTCCATATAGGGCTGGGCTTCGTGTTGTAGAATCGCATTGAGTTCGTCCCGTATGCGGAGCAATCGTGGGGCAACAAGATGTTCGGGCAGTTTCAGCGTCGCACGTATCTCACTGACAATTGTATCGTCCTTCTTAAGATAAGAACCGAGTGTGTAGATGGTAGAGAGGCGCTGAATGAATTGGTCAATCTCAAAGCGTATTAACGCAATGGGAACACGCTTATACTCTTGAAACAGAGTGAGAAGTGTATCCATATCACCTACAATATGATAGAGTCGTCCTAAGTCAGAGTTTAGAACAGAGTTAAGCGACTTCAATTCGCTTGTAGAGTGATTCAGTTTCGCAAGGGCAAATAGACGCTTGAGAACTTTGAAGTAGTTTCCTTCGGCTTGGTAGGCGATAATGGATTCCATTAGACTCGTGCGGATTTGTATGGGTTCGGGATTCAGCACTTTTCCATTACAACGGAACTCATAGATGACACTGAAATCCGTGAAGCGATTGTTCTGAACCAATCCAATTGTATCTAATTTGGTAATACCGGGCGTATGAAAGGCTTCTTCTAATGTAATGAATCCACCACCACGGAGGGGCTTCTTATTCGCAAGAACTTCGGCGACTGTCCAACGGAGAATGTGAAACTTAATTTCGTTCTTCGCCATAAGGAACTCGGCGGATGTGGGAGAATCCTTGAGGAGAGAATCGGCTCGTTCGGCTTCGGATTCGGTGATGAGTTTTGCCTCCAATAAATGATGTACCTTATTACGACATTTGACCGAGCTATACCCCACTAACTTCCCGTTTTCCACGTGGGCGGTTCTGGGAATGACCCGCCACGATTCCACGACACCCGCTTTAATATCACCAATATACACGTTCGGCATACTACGTAGTTTCTTGATGTTAGATTGAAATCGCTCCCGCAATTCACGTAGTACGGCTTCTACGTTTCCTTTCTTATTGATTACTTCATAGCCGTCATAATCACCAGCATACTGTTGAGAACGCAACGACATAGACCCCACCAAATGGAGGTCGTTGTCCATTGTCATCGCATCCAATATCGCAACGGCATCGGAAGGATAATCCTCTGGGTAATCTTTGGAACGTGTGATGTCCATCTACTCAGACTCAGAAAATTGTTTGGAAGTGATGACGGGTATGACGGGTTTGGACATCAAAATAATATTTTGACAACGTCCGACCAAAAAACGGTTTTTTGTTTTGTTTTTCTCCAATATCTTTTTTTTAGGGGTCAAACCCGTCATACCCGTCATAATGGGTTTTCACTTTTCAGTTTGACTCGTTAAGAACGTTAAAAACCGCAAAAAAAAATATGACGGGTTTTTTTGGTTAAAAACCCATACCCGTCATACCCGTCATATCGTGAATCCTACCGTGCGACACCGCATCGGATTTTTTTGGAACTTCAGAATAGATATGCCGACCATTTGTGAGATTAAGATGGAATTGAAGGAACTCGGAGTCAAAGGGATTACGGGGAAGAACAAAGCGGAATTGATGGCTATGCTGGAACACGCTAAAGCACCTAAGCCAAAGGGCATTCCGACTCCACGAAAGAAGAAGCCAATCATTGAAGCAGAAGCACCAGCACCCGAACCAGTTAAACCGAAACGAGAGATAGAATGGAATCCATCACAAAAAGCATTCTTTGATTTCCAAAAACAACAGAAGGAGAAGGCAGAAAAGAGAGAGTCTGAAATTACGGAAGCATTAAAGGAACTAAGACAAGTAATGTCGGAAGCCATTGAAGCATCAAAAGAGGGAGGTCTGTATAAGAAACGTGAGAATTGGAAAGGCAAGGCTGGGTTTATGAAGAAGATAGACAAATTGTGGGAGAAGTTTCCGGCTGGGATTGATTTGTTCCGACGAGAGATTCCATTTAACTTTGGCTGGAATCCAAAAGAGTAGAGTGGAGAATTACACGAGCATTATATGTATAGGACAACTGGACGGAACATTGATTGAGATGCGTTTATTCCGGCGAGGAAAAATGTTTGCTTCCGGTAGAAAGAATGAACGCCCCAACGCAGAAAAAAGACATTGCCTTCGGTACGCAATCTGAGAAAGCTAATCTGGACATCCTCCAAACGTTCTTAGACACACAACTGGAACGTAAGGGTGGTTATGCCGTATTTGACTTTGAGAATCCGCAGAAGACTATCTTCGTGGAATTGAAGAGTCGTCGCATCAAGCACGACACCTACGATACGGCAATCATCGGATTTAACAAAATTGCCTTTGCTAATCACTTTGATGATGGTACGCAATTCTGGTTTGCCTTCTGCTACACGGATGGTGTTTTTGTCATCAAGTACAATAAGACTCAATTCAATGAGTATGAAGTGCGGGACAACTATGTTCGTGGAGCAAGAAATGATACAACCAATCAACCGCAAAAGGTAGTGATGATTCCGATTAGCGACCTTACTGAATTAGTAGAAGAAGATGAAGTGGATGAAGTGGAAGAGAAGATGGACAATGTTGTCATCACTCCACAAGTCCCTCCGCCGATAGAAGTCCCCATTCAGAATAAACATCAAAATCCATTCCATTAATAGAATGGAGAGCTACTTAGAGTTCGTAGATGTAAAGATGGAAACACTACGGGGGTTGTCTAAGACAATAAGAGATACACCATTGAATAACTCTACTAAACAATCGCACTGTGAATACAGAAAGCATTATGTAGATATACTACAAAGCATTGGTAAGGTGCTTTCCTTATGTCAAGAAGAAATAACACAACAAACCGAACGCATTAATCGCCATATTGATGAACTCCGAGCGGTAAAAATGTAGTAAATTGACTTAATTACTATATGTAATTATATATAAATCGCTATATTATTACATATTGAGATATTACGCTGAAAAAATCCGGATTTTTTAATGTGAAATATGGTTTTTATATGAGTAATTACACTAATTACACTAAAAATAGAGTAATTAAACTCCTTTTTAGTGTAATTATGTTCTTTTTTAGTGTAATTCTTTGACTTCCATATCTTTGTGCGCCGTAGCCTCTTCAATCAGCGCTTTAAGACGGTCGGGTTCAATCTTTTTCACAAGTTTCTGACGTTTTTCCTCATAACGCCGACGTTCTTCCAATTCTTCGGGTGTCCAAACTTTGTCTTCCACATCAGATGGATTCATCTTGTGAGCCGTAGCATCTTTAAACAACGCTTTAATACGGTCAGATTCAATCTCTTTCATACGTTTCTGACGTTCTTCCTCATTGCGACGACGTTCTTCCAATTCTTCGGGCGTCCAATCCACGTAAGGGACGCAAATGGTCGTGTTTGAACTGCCGTCCCAATCAGAGCCAAATGATTTGACAATCTCCAATACCGCTGGAAGGTCTTTTTCTTCAATGTTATGGGCTAAGTACAATACATCATCGCCTCTGTTCAAGTCTTCCGCCATCTGATTGTGGTAGAAAACATAACTGTCGTTTTCATTCTTCAATTCTGACCCTATCTCAGCGTGTCCGCACGTTCCGCAACACGTCCAATCCGCAAGGCATACAATTCCTTGTCTTTCTAACATATCAAAGAGGAACTCAATCTTCTTCTGGAACTTGTGGATGTTGTCTTTGTCTAACATTATGTGTTTGATGCCTTCTTTTATGGATTCTGAACCATCAACTTTATTGTTTTTATATCATACAGCGATTCGCTGTGTTTATGACGGGTATGACGGGTTTAGACATCAGAAAAAAAAAAAGGACGACGACCGCCCGTTTTTCCCTTTTTCTTTTTGTTTTTCTCCAATATCTTTTTAGGGGTCAAACCCGTCATACCCGTCATATCTACTTGGGCATCACCGCCTCACGATTCAGATGGGTTCCTCCATATCAAAGGGGTTTCCTAAATCTGACTCCCATCTCACGGATACTATCCATTCCATCGGCATCCCATCCTTATCTCCCGTTTCGTGGTCAATCTGACAATCCACTTCAAACGTCATAATCCCACTCCAGCACGAGCGGTCATCATTCAATGCCTCCTTCCATTCCTCCAGTTTTTTGTTAAGATACTTGTCAAAGTCCTCACACTTCATCTCATTGGTACGATGGAATGTTTCGTCCATCTCATAATGAAACGGATACTCGTCAAACACTTTCACACATATACGCTTCAACTTCTTCAATTGCTCCTTGACGCTCTTCTTCAGTTCGTTTTGTTCTACGGGCATTCTTGTTGGGTTCTGACTCATTGAATGGAATCTGACCCGTCAGTTTTGTATTTCTATATCGCACAGCGATTCGCTGTAGGGTGTCCCTACAGATGAAAGAAGACAAGAAAAAGAAGGGCTACGCCTTCAATTTTTCTTTTGGTGTCTTTTTTTTTGTCTTGGAGAGTGGAATTGCTTACCACAACGTATTCAGTTTGACTTTCTTGCCATCACGCTCTACGTAGCACTTCGCAAACCCACAAGAAGTGGAAGCGCCACGACCGCATTGACCATCCTCTTTCATAATATGACGGAAGCGGGAGCAGAGCGTCGTCGGCGACATAGCATACATACGCTTCGCCGTCCATACACTCTCATTATCATAGTCGTCAATGAGGAAGCCGTTATGCGACTCATAGAACGTCGCCACAAAGAGGCGGTACTGCCCCTTCATCTCCCCATCATTGATGAGTTCTTTGGAATACACCTTCTCCCCATTAAGGAGGATATTCTTCAGAATCACATCCTTCGTGGGAATACGCACGGCAGATTTGCGAAGGACTCGTTCCACTTCATTCTTTTTCTTGGACTCCAGTGCCTCCACTCGGGCAAGGAGCGATTGGTATTCGCTTTGTTTAATCATCACCTCCACGTCAGCCTCTTCCAGAAAGGAGGGAGCCTCCACGGGAGCCTCCACGGGAACCTCCGCTTCTACGACCGCCACAGTGGGTTTCTTGGTCGGGCGTTTGCGAGGCACAACGGGCGACGCCACGGGGACGGGGGAAGCCATCGGAAGAGCGGGGAGAGCAGAATCGTTTTGAGCGGACATCTTGGATTATTGGATTGTATCGGATTGACTTACTCATTAGCCGTTTCGTCCCGTCAAACTTTATATCCGATTACCCCACAGCGATTTGCTGTGTCCTATATTATAACCACTCTATACCATAAAAAATAGAGTGTAGTCTATACACTCTTTTTTTTAGTTTTATAGTGTCTTTTGCTCCTTATTCGTCGTCTTCTTTGAAGTTGTGTTTGCGTCGGCACGTCGCACATTCCCACTTCTTGCGACGTTCTCCACGTGCGTCTAATTGTTCCGCTTGGTGGGCAATGTACTGCGTGAGGCACGGCTTACAATAGTAATGTCCGCAGTTGGTAATCTCCAGATTGCCGTCCTCAATCATCTCCATACAGATGGGACATTCCCACTTCTTCTTCAGAGCCGTCGCCATCTCTTTCATCTCTTCCTTAATGTGAGGAGGGATTCCGTTGTCTTCTACGATACGCACATAGAAGGTATGCGTTCCGTGGTCGCCGTGTAAAGCACCATTCACTTGGTCATAGAACTTTGCCCACGCATACGCTTTCTGCTTACGAGCGTATTGGAGTTTATTCGTCAGTGATTCAATGGTCGCCATCTTTGGTCTATCTATATAGGGTTTGATATGTCAAGTTTTATAGGATATACTTACACAGCGATTCGCTGTAGGGCAGTCAAATATAAAGTTTGATGGGTCAAAACCTCAGAAACAAACCCACAGATTCAAACAAGCAATCAATCCAAGCAATCAATCCAAGCAATCAATCCAAGCAATGCCGAACACTTACCTTACGATTATCCACCCGAACGGCGAGGTCGTCCAACGTATGGTGGATAAGAACCACTTGATGGAAGAACTCCAAACCGCAGTGGGAGGACACTTTGAACCCGTGGCGATGTCCAAGTTGGTCGTGAATGATGTCGTGATGCGTGAGCGTGTCAAGGGGCGCAAGATTTACGTCAATGAAGCCCCCCGCCGATTGGATGACCATCAGTTCTTCTGTATCAAAGGAGGGTACTATCGTGATGGCTTTCCCGAGATGATGACGATGGAACTCCATAAGAAGTGGTGGGTTAATGTCAATCGCCCCGTTCAAGGAACACTTGTTGCCGTGAGCAAGAACGCTCCTTATGAAGCCCCCGCTCCAGTCCCGCAAGAGCGTGTAGCGACTCCGCCTATCCGTCAAGTAGAGAGTCAAGTCGCACTTCCCGAAGTTCCAGCGGGAGTAGATATTGAACCACTTCCCGTGCCTCAGCGTCGCACGTGGTGGGAGGTTGATGCGACCACGGGCAAACGCACCCTCCGTTGTAATGCCGACTTTGACAAGATGATGATGGGACTCCTCCACTCGGCTGATGCGAAGTAATGACGGGTATGATGGGTTTCGCACACAAAAACATAATACACAAAAAACCGAATAAAAAAGGGGGCGACCCCTCTTTTTATTCTGTATCTTTTTTTAGGGGTCAAACCCGTCATACCCGTCATTACTGCGAAAGACCGCTTAACTCTGTGAAGAGAGAACGGAGTGTAGTCGTTGAATCTGCCGACAACGGGAGTTTGTAGGGTTGTTTCTTGCGATGGTGGTCGGTCTTCTTCCAAACCTCAAGATACACTTCCTCGGGAGCGACAGTGTATTCCCACTCCTTTGATTCAGCATACTCTGCGGGAATGGAGTTGGTTTTCATAATCATTCGGGTCGTGGAGATGAACCGCACTTGCGGAGTGTAGCCCTTCTCCTTTAACACCTCATTCCACGCCGACGGGAGATGAATTGCGGATGGTGCCATTGTGTATTGTCAGAATGTAGTAGTCTTCTGGTCTGCTATTCCATTGGGGTTTTTTCCCGTCAGCTTTTTTTGACCACTATACCACAGCGATTCGCTGTGCGTATAATGATACAGCGATTCGCTGTGTGGTAATGGGCGGTAAAAACTGATGGGACATTCCGGCAAAAACCAAGACCATAAAAAACCGATGGCGTCGGCATCCATTGAAACCATTATCCAAGATTCCATTCCGGCGGGGGATTCCCCCCGGTCGGTAAAAAAGTCAGCGACCGTGGTAAAAACGGACGGAATTATTCTCTCTGCCCAAGGTAGAACAATGACCGCAACAGAAACCGCCACGGCAACAATGACCAAGATTGTAAAGCAAGAACGGTTTGATGAGGACATTATGGCTCAGATGCTGGTAGATACTCGTATCTCCACGGATGACCGAAAGCGTCTGAGTTATTACAACAAACACGCACGGATTACCGTCGGCAAGGCAAACGTGTCCTACGGATTGGGCAAGAACTGTCAAGACTTGCGGATTGGACGACTCTATCCCGAGGGAGGAGTGGGTCTTCAGTCCTTCCGCCACGACATCCGCACTCCGTTGTTGGCGAAGTACTATTGGGACATTGATATGGAGAACTGTCATTACAATATCGCTTTGAAGTTTGCCCGTCAGTATGGAATTACTCACTCGGCGATTGAGCGGTATTGTACTCATCGTGATGAGTGCTTAGCCTTGTACTCGGATGACCGCAAAGTAGCAAAGACGGCGTTCCTCAAGATTGCCTATGGTGGCGACATTGCCCTCTACCGTGAAGACTATGAAGATGTTGGCTCCCATAATCCCAAGCCCGAAGCCATCACGTTCATCCGTGATTTGAAGCAAGAGATGACGATGTTGGCGGAGATTATGTGGAGTCGCTTTCAGCATCTCTACAAGTTGAAGTGCGGTAAGGAGAACAAACCCATTGAAAAACGGAATAACAGTCGTGCCGTGTTGATGTCATTGGTGCTACAAGACGAAGAAAAGATTTGCCTCCTTGCGTTGGATGCCTTCTTTAGTAGCATTGAGCGATATATGGGTCTGCTCATCCACGACGGCGGTGCCGTGGAGAAACTGGAGGGTGAATTGGAGTTTCCTCCCGAATTGCTGGTGGCGGGTGCGAAAGCCATCTTTGAGAAGACGGGCTACTCTTTCCGTCTTACGAGCAAGTCAATGAAACATAACTATGAAGCCCCCATTCAGAGCGGGAATGCGTATGCGAAGATGAAAGCCGATTTTGAAAAGCGAAACTTCCTTATCGGTGCGGTACTCAATAAGATTACCCACGACGGCATCCGTTTGGAGATGAAGATGGCCGAGGCGAACGTCGTGTATGCGAACTTGTCCTTTCCGAAACTGAATCCGAAAACGCTGGAGATGGTGGATACTCCCTTCTTGACCGAGTGGGTTAGGGACAAAGAGCGCCGTGATTATGAGCGTTGCGACTTCATCCCGAATCCGTCTAAGTGTCCCGAAACGGTATTCAATCTATTCAATGGCTTTGCCGTGGAGGAAGTGTATCACCGTGAAGTAGAACAGAATGGCGAGATTGACGAGAAGGAGATGATGGCGTTGATTGAGCCGATTAGAAAGCATAACCGAGTGATGTGTGGCGGTGATGCGACGTTCTACGAGATGTGGGAAGCCAACATCATTCAGAATCCCGACATCAAAAGCGATGTGGGCTTGTTCTTTAGGGACAAGGGCGGTTTGCTCTTTGAAGGCGGTGGTACGGGCAAGAACGTTATGATGGACTGGTTTGGAAACAAGATTCTGGGAGAGCAATACTATCTTGTGGTGGATGACAATTCCTTGCTCTATAGTACGTTCAATTCCGTCTTTGAAGGAAAACTCCTTATCTTTGTGGAAGAGGCGGCTGGAAAGGACAATCATAACAATAGCGACGTGTTGAAGTCCAAGATTACAAAGAAACGTGGTGCGATTAAGAAGAAGATGATAGCGGAATACGTCGTCAATGACTACGCACGATTCATCTTTGGCTCTAACAATCAGAATCCGCTTCCCATCAAACAAGGCGACCGCCGTTTGGCGGCTTATGATGTGGAAACAACGTTCCGCAATGACGTAGGATACTTCAATGGTCTTGTGAGTGCGATGGAAGATGTCCGTGTTCAGTCTGCGTATTATCAGTATCTGAAGACAATGGACATCTGGCGTAAGCCAATTGACTTTCAGCGTAATCGCCCGATTACCGATGCCTACATTGACATCCGTCAATTGAATGCTCCTCCGCATATGAAGTGGTTGCGACACGAATTGCGACGTGGTACATTACCGATGGAATCGGGTGCGAGAGAATTGTATGGACGCTTCTGCCGTTGGTATGATGCTGGAAACCGTGAGGCAGAACGCCGTCTGACGGAAACCGCATTCTGTAAGTTGATGAAAGAAGCCTTTGTCGTGGAAGAAGAACCCGAGTTAGGCAGTTGCTCCATCTCTGACCAAAAGCATACAATGAACGGCACGATTCATAAGTTTGACTTTGTGAAGTTGATTGATGGAATGGAGAAGCTTCACTTACTGAAACGAGGCGAGTGTGCGGTCAATCACGAAGGATTCCTCATTCAGATGGAAGCCGATGAATAATCAGAGGGATGACGGGTATGACGGGTTTTACCCCCTAAAAAAAGATATTGGAGAAAAACAAAAAGAAAAAGGGAAAAACGGACGGTCGTCGTCCGTTTTTCCCTTTTTCTGATGTCCAAACCCGTCATACCCGTCATATTTGGGTTGAAACGGTAAAATATGCCCCGATTTTCTATCCACGGTATAGAATGAAACCCGATGCCTACCGCCAGTATTACCAAGAGAATCGTGAGAAGATTCTGGAGGCAAACAAGGAACGACGACGTATCAAACGGCAAGATGAAACGCAACGGCTCCGCTTACGAGAACAAGAACGAGTGGCTCACTACCAACGCCGAGCCAAAGACATCAAAGATGCGTTTCTTGAATGTGCCGAACGTGCCGAGGGAGAATGGAAGACCGTCTATCAAAAACTGGCGACCTTACATAACTTAGGCCGTATCACCGCCAAACAGTTTGAGTTTCTTCTGACTCTACGAAGTGCGGAAGAGTAAATCCAATACTATCACGTTTATAGTAGAATGACTGAGCCTACTATAAAAGTGAATGAAACACTGGAAAAACCGAAAGAGAAACCGAAGCGTCCCGGTCGGAAGAAAAAGGTTGTACCCCCTATGACGATTACGGTTCTGCCGACCCCTTTGATTCTGACGTTTGAGTAGCTTCCTTCTTGTAGTAATCCCGTTGTTGTGCGACACTATGTCCCATTGCCTCGGCATCCGCTTTCTGCTCCTCAATCAAATCACCATACTTATCACTGATGTAAATGTGGCGTAGCAGTGATGACCCAATCTTCTTACCAAAGATACGATTCAATACACGGGTAATCGCATTCACAGCAGTCAAAGGCGTTCCATCTTGAGCCACCAATAACTTCACGGGGTCGGCCTTACGCTTAGCCATACCCTTCCATAACGGGTGATACTTCAGATAGGCATTGATGGATGTCATTAGCGGAACGGGAATGTCGTGCGTCTGGACACCGTGCTTTTTAGCCGTCTTGTACTTACAATAAATAAATCGGTGCGTCGCCATATCCAAATAGTTCTTATCTTGAGGCATCTTGTCGTTCCACTTCTTCACAATGTACATATCCAAATAGTCTTGATTGCGACGAGGCTGAATGTCCGTGTAGAGTGAAAGCACTACGAATTGTAGCAGAGTGTCAAACTCAGCGGGTGTGATGTTCTTCTTGAATGTCGCCACCTCCGCCTTCAATGCGTCCTTGCGTTCCTCAATCTCCTTCCAACTGAGCCAATTCTCCTTCTGCTTCTCCGTCTTCTCGTTCTTGCCCTCTTGCTCACGGACGGCTTCCGTACGCTTCATCATCGCATCATAATAGTGCTGATACACTTTCTTAAACGTGGGTTTGTTCTTATACAAACTCAATGCGGATACAATGGTCGCCAATAACGCCCGTTGCGTTGTTTCAGCGTATTCACTTAACCGTTTGTCAATCGCTTCCGTGTCCTTGATGAAAGACAGATTCTTAAACGATTTCTTTCCATTCAATGCGTAGAGTGATTTGATGTAGGCGTTTGCGGTACTCTCCGCCACCTTACGTTCCTCCATTAGTTGCTTAGCCAATTGTAGCATAAACTCGGTTGCCTCCATTTTCTTTCTACTCATCGGAAAGATTATTTTTTATGCCGGAAAGAACACACCGTACTTTTTTACTTCCTACCTCTCGGTTTGGGCTTAGATGCCTCTTCTTGCCTCGCAAACTCCCGTCGCTGGTTCTCCTCCCATTCCCGTTGCTTACGTTCAAAAAAGGCTTGATTCTCTTGACTCGTGGTATGTCGCCATCTACCTCCGTCCCATACACCGTGTTGATACAATAGAAGCCAATTGTCATCTTGACGTAGTTCATTTCTATAATGTTCCCTTGCCCAATGGTCTAAATCAGAATACCCGTAATGACTCAAACGGGGCGGTAATTGACGTACATTCTCATTATGTTGAACGTGAAAGCGGATGCTCTCATATAATCGTTCCACTGCCTTTTTTCCTTTGTCCGTCAATGAACCATAGCGGAGTGAATACGCTTGATTATTGTCAATGAGTGCCTTCTTTATCATTTCATTGGTCTTATTTAATGATAAAATACCTTCTGGTAAAGGTGCGGGTGCTTCTGGTTCTTTTGGTTCTGCGGGTGGAATAGAATGTTCTTCTTTGCGTTTGGGTTCTTCCTCTTCCTCCTCCGATTCACTTTCACTTTGTGCTTCTGGAGCGGGTTCATTCCGCTCCGCCACGGAGAACGCCCTACGTGCCTCCTTCTGTTCATCCGACTCTTGCGACTTTTTGTTTGATTTACGTTTGGATTTATACGGTTCTGTGGGCGGTGCTTCCCCTCGCTTCCGTTCAAATGGTACGGCACGGGCGTTTCCAAAGTGCTTTTGAATGAATGGACTGGCTCCATATTCCGATTCATTGCTTCCTCGTTGGTCGCCATTGGCTAATCTACGATATTCAAACTTAGCGGGAGCTTTCATATAAGAACCGGGATGAAGTTCCCACGTCGGATTTCTGTATTGTCCCTTGTGTTTTAACGCATTTTCCGCCATCAATCGGCGAATAAATCCCGATTTTTTTGTAAAACCTCCCGCAAGATGACCTAATCCCGCACCGTGTAGCATATCGGCTAATTCTGGATTCATTTCTAATATTCCGGACAAAAAAAATCGGACACGATAATATAGAGATGACACGTCTTGGAACTGCGATGGTGCGACTTGCCCATAAAGATATGGCGGATGAACGTGCGATGGAAAAACAAGAAGAACGTGCGTGGGGCAGTGATAATCCCATTCATAGTGGTGTCAGTGGCTCGGGTGCGACTCCATCAATGGGACTCTCTCAAATCCGTGGCGGTCGTAAAGCACACGCTAAAATGATGGAAGAACACGACGGCGACGCAATGGCTCAAGGACACGCCCTCGCCGAACATCTACATAAACTCCACGGACACGGCTATGCTCGTTCCTTTCATAAGGGAATGGAAGGAGGACTCGGTACGGGTCGCTACGAAGGCAAGGGATGCGGTGGTATGACTGACCGACGAGCAATGATGA